CACGACTACCAGAGCATTGGCGCACAGGCCGTGAACCATGTGGTCAACAAGCTGATGCTAGCCCTATTCGCACCAAGCCGCCCGTTCATTAAGTTGATGGCCGGTAAGGACACCAAGGCCGCAGCGGCCAAGGCTAACCTGACAGACGTGCAGCTTAACGAGGTACTCGCCAACGGTGAGCGCGAGGCGGTCAAGGAACTGGATGCTCGGGCACAACGTCCTAAGCTGTACCAGATTCTGCGCCACCTAGTCGTTACAGGCAACGTCCTGTTGGTACTGGGCAAGAAGTCCATGCGCGTCATGGGCCTCAAGTACTTCCGCGTTAAGCGTGACGTTGAGGGTGAGGTTATGACTATCTGCATCCGTGAGGATGTGGAGTTCTCCGAGCTTGACAAAGCTGTACGCACCCTGCTCAGTAAGCAATTTGTAGCGGAGACTGTAGTAGCGCATTACCGCTACATCACCCGCGACGAGCATGGGTACTACGTCATGCGACAGTACATCAACAACACCCTGCTGCCCAAAGAGTTCAATGGTAGGTGGACGGCTGAGAAACTACCGTACCGCGTACTAACATGGGACTTAGCTGACGAGTCTGACTATGGTACTGGCCTAGTCGAGGAATACATTGGCGACCTTGAGGCACTGAGCACCCTGTCAGAAGCCGTTGTCGATGGCGCTGTCTTGGCCTGCGAGGCCCGCACGTTGGTTAACCCTACGGGGATGACTAGCGTAGAGGACATTAAGAACTCCGTGAATGGTGACGCCGTAGCCGGTACGCCTGCCGACATTGCCTCTGTGCAACTTGGCCGGGCCGATGGCGTACAGGTAGCACAAAGCGTAAGCTCTGACTACGAGAAGCGAGTAGCCCGTGGCTTCCTTATGGGTAGTGCCGTGATCCGCGATGCGGAACGTGTGACCCAAGAGGAAGTGCGCCTAACCGCTAACGAACTTGAGACTGCGTATGGTGGTGTCTATAGCACCCTCGCCGCTAGCTTGCAGCTACCCGTTGCTGGCTGGTTGTTTGCGTCCATCGGTATGCCGCTGGCTAGCACAGACATCAAGATCACTATCGTCACAGGGCTCGACGCCCTTAGCCGTAACGGTGACTTAGAGAACTTCCGGCTAGCAATGGCCGACCTAGCCACTATCAGTACACTGCCAGAGACTTTGCAGATCAGGCTTAAGATGGGCGACATCGCTACCTTTATCGGCCAAGGCCGTGGGGTAGACATGAGCAAGTTCCTCAAGAGCGAAGAAGAAGTACAGGCTATGCTACAGCAACAAGCACAACAACGTGCCGCAGAAGCTGCCGCCACACAAGCTGGCGTTACCGCCGCACAACCACAAGAAGGACCACCCGCACAATGACCGATCCAGTAGCTAACCCAGCGCCGAGCCCTGCTCCGGTCCCTGCCCCTACCCCGCTGACCCTTGACGTTGCACCAGTAGTTCCCGCTACCCCAGCAACACCAGAGCCTACCCCTAGTGAGCCTTCCGGTGAAGTAGTCTACGAGGCTACGGGTGACCGTGGTTTGGATATGGCCCTTGCCTTTATCGGCAAGCAGGGCTTCCCCGGGGACCACCCGGCAGTACAGGCCGCAGCCGAGGGGGACTTCTCCCTGTTGAAGGCCGAGCTTGCCGCTAAGGGCGTGCCCGGTTACGCTGAGTTCTTGGAACTGGGTGAGCAGGCATATGCCCGTACCCAAGAGAAGAACAAGGCTACGGCTGAGTCTGCCCGCAAGGCAGTGCATGATGTAGTCGGCGGTGAGGAAAGCTGGAAGGCTGTCCAAGCATGGGCCAGCGCTAATGCTACTCCTGAGGAGAAGGCTGAGATTAACGCTCAGCTATCTAAGGGTGGTCTTGCTGCGAAGGCTGCTGCCACCTATCTCGCTAACGCTTACAGTAAGGCAAACAACGTGACCCAAGAACCCAAAGATGTTACTAACGGTAACGGCGGCAAGCCTCCAGTATCTGACGGTAAGCTCTCCGCTGCTGATTACGCCAAAGAGGTTAACGCCTTGAACATCAAGCTGCGCGGTCGCCTTGACGGTAGCCCTGAGTATGCTGCTTTGCAGACCCGTCGCCTTGCGGCAATCCCTCGCTAAGCCTGCTTAGTCCACTGATCCTATAATACAAAAGTACCCTCCTTGAGGGTTGAGTATTTTCACACCTTAAGGAGTAGGCATATGCCACTTGACGATAGCTATACCATTGTACGCCCCGGTCAGAGTAACTCTGCTGGGGCAACCAACGCCCTCCACATTGAGGAGTACACCGGCGTTGTAGAAGCCACCATCGAACGCAAGTCGGTTATCAAACCGTTCGTGCCAGTGCGCCCTGTTAAGGGCACGTCGATGATCTCCAACTTTGCCGTTGGTGAGTCCAGCTTGCAGAAGGTCACCCCCGGTGGCCCGCCCCTGGACGGCACGCTCAACGACTTCGCCAAGCGCGTCCTGACCGTTGATACCTTGATCGCTGCCCGTAGCGCCTTCGCCTTGCTGGAAACATTCCAGACCTCCTACGATGCCCGTAAGGAAGTCGGCATGGAGCACGGCAAGAAGATCGCTAAGTTCTTGGACCAAGCGTTCCTGATCCAAGCCATCAAGGCTGCTCAGTTCACTGAGTCTACCTACAAAGGCTCTGGCGCTGCTGGTAAGCCTGCTGGCCACTTCGGCGGTTCGCAGCAGACCTTGGCCTTGGCCGGTGATGCCCTCGATCCAGCTAAGCTGTACCAAGCCATCGCTGACCTGTTCGTCAAGATGGAGAATAAGGACGTTGATCCCCGCACCGATGACGTGATGATCGCTGTCAAGCCCGCCGAGTTCTATACTCTGTTGGCTAACGAGCAGTTGATCGACAGCACGTACATCACCTCCGAAGGCAATAGCGTTAAGGCGCACTTGCTCAAGGCTTACGGTGTGCCTGTTATCAGCACCAACAACAGTCCTGCTGGCTCGGTTATCTCCGGCCACTTGCTGTCCAACGCTGACAACAGCAACGCCTATGATGGCGACTTTTCCAAGGTTGTGGCCTGTGCCTTCTCGCCCCGTGCGTTGATGGCCGGTGAAACAATCCCCTTGCAGACTGACGTGTTCTACGACAAGCTGTACAAGCAGTGGTTCGTGGACGCTCACTTGGCCTTCGGTGTTACACCGAACCGTGCCGAGTACTCTGGTGTCATTCTGAAACCCTAACAGGTTCCTAAGGCTTAGCCCTTCCTTAACCGGAGGGGCTTTGCCCTTAGCAACTTTTACCCTACCCCAATCTCTTAACTGAGGTTGGGGTTTTTTTCCATTTTTGGAGTACCTCATGTACACTACACTGCAAGTCGTGAACGACTGCTTAGCCACTATGGGTGAGGCACCCCTCAACTCCCTTAGCGAATCCCACGGCTTCAAAGGTTCCGCACTAAGGTGCCTGCAACAGGTCGATAGACAAACGCAATCGCGCGGGTGGTGGTACAACACTGAGGAAATGACGCTAACCCCCAGCCCTGATGACAAGGCCATCTACCTGCCCGGTGATGTGGCTCGGGTTAACTTCGGCTTCATTAGCGTTACCGGCCATAACTGCGGGCAGTGGCAAGGGCGCTATGTCCAGCGTGGTCGTAGGCTTTACGATGTGACCAAAGGCACTTATGAGATTGAGGAAATCCTCACCGCTCAACTGATACGCCTTGTGCCTTTCCCCGACCTCCCCCTCTGTGTTGCTGAGCTTGTTGCCGCTGAGGCTGTGCTTAAGTTCCAGTCAGATTATGATGGCGATAACAACCGCAGGGTTGAGCTAGTGTCAGCCGTTAAAGATGCCCGTGTATGGGCTAACTCAGAAGACATCCGGCAGCGTCGGGTTAACCTCTACAACATCAACACACGCCTACAGCGCATCAAGCGCGTAACCTCACGGGCGCGGTTCTCTTACTAAGGATTACTATGAGAGCTTCTGGAAGTTATGAGAGCCTCATTCGCGGGGTGTCTCAACAAGTGCCCCATGATCGGGCCATCGGTCAGCACACTGCGCAAGTGAACATGCTATCTGATCCGGTCAACGGTCTTACGCGTAGACATGGCTCACAACTGGTAGCGGAGAAGAAGTTAACCTCCTTATCTGTTGCACAGTTTGCGGCGTATGCCCAAGACACTAACAGTTGGCGCACGCTGGAGGGCAGCTATAACCTTAACGACTACGTGGTGTTGTACCGCACCGCTGCACGCCCAGCCGGAGCCAGCCCCCTGCCATTAATGATCGTCTACTGCAAAACGACAAAGACTTTCCTGACCTTAACACGTAATGCCTCCGACCCTTACCTCGATCAACTTGAGGAGGGGGGTATTAGCGCGGCCTGCTTTATCGGACGTTACCTTTTCATGGCAGGTAACACAATCACAAGTCAGGGTAGCGTTACACCTAAATGGAACACTGCTGACAACATGGCAAAGTCCGTTGTTTGGATCAGGGGAGGTGCCTATGGGCGCACATTCACTGCCGTTCTGACTAAGACGGACGGCTCGCTGGTTAACTACTCAGCATCGACACCTCCTCAAACATACCCCGGCACATTAGACACGTCTGATATACTGACCAGCGACCCTGACTACACTAAAAAAGTTAATGATAGAGTCAACGCGTATAACTCTGCTGTTAACTCATGGATAACCAGTAGTACTTACCAAGTACAGCCCGCGAACATGGCGGCCCTCGTTGCCCCCGAGCTAGTCGCCTTAGGTATATCTGCTACGGCGATGGGTAGTCACATTGTACTATCAGGCGTGCGTTCGATAAGCGTCAACGACGGCGGTGACGGTAGCCTGCTGCGTAGTGTGGGCGATGAGGTGGACAGTGTAGACAAACTCAGCCCTTTACATTATGTAGGTAAGGTAGTAAAGGTAAGGGCACGTAGCTCTGACCAAGCATTTTACATGCAAGCTATATCAAAGACACCCTCGATAGCCTCAGGGGTGACCGAGGTTACATGGGTAGAGTGCGCAGGGGAAGAGTATTCTGTGGATCAGGGACTGTTCTTTGGCACAGTAGACGGGGGCATTACTACCGCCTACCTCGCCAGTTCACCGGCCCTGCTTAATGCTATCTTCCCCTCCGACCACCCGCAGTACGCAGTAAGTCAAGCCGGTGATGGATTCAGCGCACCTATTCCTTATGTTGGTAATCGCCGCATTACTTACTTAACGTCTTTTCAAGATCGTCTACTCGTAGGTAGCGGGGGTGTAGTCGTGTGTTCTAAAATTGGGGACTACTTAAACTTTTTCCGTAGCACTGTGCTAAGCGTACCGGCAGATGACCCATTTGAAATGAAGTCGCAGGGGCCTGATGATGACGTGCTGCGACATAGCGTACTGTATGACCAGAGCCTCGTAATCTTCGGAGACAAGCGGCAGTATGTCATTAGCGGTAAGGTGGCGCTAAGCCCGACCAATGCCAGCATGCCTGTCATGAGCGCCTATGCTGACGCGGCTATCTGTCCACCCCATGTGGCAGGTGGTCTAATCTTCTACGCTAAGAATGGGGAGCGCTTTGCTAGCGTCAACGAGATACAGCCGGGTCGCGGGTTGCAGAATAGCCCTGAATCGTTCCCAGCCAGTAGCCAGATTGATGACTACATGCTAGGTGCAGCCATCGAGCTTACCAGCAACGCTGAGCCTAGTACGTTGATAGTACGCACCACGGGCTCTCGCAACTCCGTATACACGTTCTTCTACGTAGATCGTCCTGACGGGCGCAAGGTTGATGCGTGGAGTCGCTGGGACTTCGATCCGGCCCTTGGCCTAGTCATTGGTATGACGCCTACAACCGAAGGGGTACACCTGTACTACCTGAGGGAAGGTCACGATGGGGTGTACGTTGCGTGCGACCTCTGCCCTATGACGGTAGGTCTGTCTGATCGCCCTTACTTGGATAGTCAGCGGCCAGTCGCCACGGTGATCGCAGGTACAGGTAGCGTGCGCGGCACCACATCCGGGCCTTGGATGGCCGCTTATGACTACACCGCGGGTGAGCGCCAGTGGCTCGGCAGCACGTTGGCTGACTCGGGCGCGTTGGCCACAACCTATCCCGGGGTGCCGGGTATGGTGATCGGTGCGCCGCAGGTAGCTTACTTTGAGCCCACTAACCCCTACATGCGGGACGGTAACGGTAGTGCTATATTGTCGGGACGGTTAACCATCACCAGCATGCGTATTGCTACGGCTGATAGCGCGGGCTTTAAGGCAGTGGTCGATGTAGCGGGCACTCAGCAAACTATCTCCTTCACAGGCCGGGTAGTGGGGCAGCCCAACGTCATTGGCGTTGAGCACATAAGCACTAACGAGCACACTGTTCCAATTGGGCGGGAGACTAGGGCGTACAGCCTGAGGCTATCCGCACGCTCATGGCTACCGTTTACGGTCACGGCTATCGAGTGGTCGGGTCAATACTTCAATCGCACACAGCGGTTTACTTAGGAGATAACATGGCAGCAATGCTAGCAATGATGGCCCTACAGGCCGTGTCGGGTCTATCGGCTGGCTACTCTGCATCGCAGGCTGCGGGTCGGCAGACCTTGATTAACAAGGCCAATGCCGATGCCGCTAACGTGGTACGTGGTGCGCGTAATGAGCTTGTGGTGGCTAAGGGGCGCGTGGCCCGGGCTAACCAAGCTGAGAACAATCGACGCACCCTGTACCAAGGTGGCCGTGCGGCTGAGGCTGCGGCTATGAACTATCGCCGTATGAGAGACAGTGCTACCAGTGATGACTTTGAAAGCCAGATCAGGATGGCTGAGCAGGCCGGTGCGGCTATAGCCTCGCAGGCGCTGGCCGGGGTAGGGGGCTCAGTGGTAGATGTAGTCAACGGTACTACAGCCTTGCGGAATGCCCGCGTCCAGCAGGCTCAGAAAGAGCGCATGAAGGCCGCTGACTACGATGCCGGGCAGGTGCAGACTGACATCAAGCGGGCCACTATCCAGAGCCTTGATGATAGCAGTATCATTGATGACCTAGACTACAACGTGGACTTGGGGTTAGAGGTACACCGCTCAGGTAACTTGTTCACTGACGTTATAGGAGGACAAGACCCTAGGAACATAGCTAACGTGTTAGGCGGTATGAGTAACTTCTCATTCCGTAGTAAAGGCGATACGCCGCTCTCGCTCTATTCTGGGGCCGTGGGTTAACTTAAGGAGCCGTCATGGCAGAGAATACATTAGGTGCCCCCACTGAGGGGCTGGGTCAGACGGTGACCTTTTCAGCTAACACACCGGGCGGTACTTCCCAAGCTAGCGCTGGGCGGCAAGTGCAGCAACGCACTGAGGTGCAGGGCGGGTTCGGCGGTAACGTCAACCGCGCCATACAGATTCCTGAGAGGGGGCCTGATCCCACCATGCAGGTACTGTTCAAGATGGGCGCTACCATCCTTGCCCCCGCCATCAAGGCAGAGCAAGAGGCAGGCTTTGTGCGCGGTATGCAGCAAGCTGCGGCAGGGCAGGCGGTTAACGACATCGTAGAGGAGCAGCCTTGGTACTCCAAAGCCTTTGGCACTACCGATGTGGTAGACGGTGCGCGGGCTTATACCGCCTTCTCCAAGGCCAGCGAGATTAGCACTAGCATCCAAGCTGCTATGCCTGAGTTGCGTAAGCTGTCGGGCTCTCAGTTTGCTGAGCATGTGCAGCGACAGATCGCAAGTACTAAGACAGGCGACGAGGCTACGGACACGATGGTGTTCCAGCAGGCCATGAAGCAGATGCCTGACCAGATGGCTCAGCAGACTAAGCATAACTATGTTTACAAGCAAGAGCGTATGGTGGATGCCCAGCGGCAAGCTATGGGCGCGGCCCTCACTAACGTGGGCGTGGTTACTACTAAGTACCGCATGGCCGCACCCGGGGACGCTTTCCAACCCGCTGTACAGAACGAGATTACTGATAGCATTGACGCTGACGGTGCTCGGGTAGGTGCGGTACAGGCGTTCGTTCGCCCTGAGGGTATGGACCCTAAGGTACACAGCCGTAACGTCACACTGGCGCTAGCTGCTGCTGCCTCTGAGGGTAATCTTGCTGGCGTGTACGCTATGCAGGATGCGGGCATTGTAGATCAGTTGCAAGACGATGACAGGGTCCACGTGACCCGTGCCCTAGATGCTGCTGAACGTAAGGCTCGGTTACTGATCGACGCCCCGTTGGCTATCCAAGCCTCGCAGTGGCAGACGCTGGCTAACGATCCGACTACTGCGCCCGAGACTATCATATCCGGCGCTGCTGCGCTGAATGAACAGTACTCCCGGTTAACGGGTAGCCGTGAGCCGTTGGTGCCACAGGCTGCTACTGTGCGTGAACTGGTACAGCTTGAGACTTCTCGCATCAACGAGAGGCACCGCGAGGCTGCTAGGCTGACGGCGGCTGCGGCCAAGGCAGGTACTGCTGACGAGAAGCAAGAGCTACATAACCGCAAGATCGAGCTTGGCGCTGCTGCGTTTAGCACTGGCGCTGACTTTAGCTTCCTCAAGGAACCCGAGGCTCAGGAGGCATGGGCCTACAAGCGTAGCGTTAGCACTGACGAGCAGTACTTCTCCGCTATGGCGGCTAGTGCTGAGCGCAGTGGCGGTGTGAACAAGGCGTTCAAGGAAACTCTACAGACCGAGATTAACCTAGCCGTTAGTCAGAGTAACCCACAGACCTTGCATGATGTCTACACCAAGCACTACCTCCCGTTACGTACAGCGGCTAAGGCCCAAGGCACTAAGGTGGCGGCTACTTACTCCGGTGAGTATGCGGCTAAGATGGACGAGTATCATCGCTTCATACAGGCCACCGGCCAAGTCTCCGAAGGCGACAAGGTAGTAGGCTTGCTCAAGTTCTCCCAGCCCCGGGCTAAGGTGGATAACAGTAAGGACGCCGCAGAGTTCCAGAAGGTTGCTGCTCAGAAGGGCGTATGGCAGACGTTAGGTAACTTGTTCGATGACAAGCCCCCGCTTGATGCTGAGCTAGCGCCACAGTTTGTGTCGGAGCTTATGCCATACATGGACAACCTACCGTCTTCCTTGTCTACCAAGGACAAGCTGAAAGAGGCCGGTAAGATGGCGGGTATCGAGCAGTACGCCGGTACATACTGGAAGCGCGGCCTAGATCAGGCCCCTATCGAGCAGGCGCTGGTTAAGCCTGAGCGCAACGGTAAGCCTAACCCTACTCAAATCCAAGTGACTGAGTTGGATGCGGCTATCAAGCTGGGGTTCTCACAGGCGCTGACTAAGGCCGGGCTAGTTGACTCTGGAGTGAGCGCATACCGTATGCCTGATGACAATGGTGAGGCTATGTTCTACGTGCTGAGTAGCACAGACAAGGGGGAGCCTAACGGTATCCTAATCCGTGGCTCAGAGATTGAGTCAGCTTGGTCTAATAAGAAGCAAGCCGGTGTGCTAGAGGATATTGCGTACATGGAGAACGCCCTCAAGGCGGGTAGGGGTAGTGGCTCGGGTAGCAAGTTTACCAAGGACGAGGTTAAGGATTATCAAGATCGCATTAACCGCAAACTCATTGAGATTGGGCAACCGCCTAAATACTAAAGGACACACATGGCAGAAGATTATAGAGCAATGGCCGAAGCGGCTGCGAGGAAACATGGGATTGACCCTATCCTCTTTGGCAAGGTAGTTGGCACAGAGAGCAACTATAATCCCAAGGCCGTGTCCCCTAAAGGGGCTGCTGGGCTGGGGCAACTTATGCCTGCAACGGCTAAGGAAATGGGGGTCACCGACATCCATGACCCGGTTCAGAATCTCGATGGCTCGGCTAAGTACCTCGCTATCCAGCTTAAGGCACACAACGGCGATGTACCGCTGGCATTGGCTAGCTACAACGCTGGCCCCGGGGCTGTGAAGAAGTATGGCGGGGTGCCCCCCTTCAAGGAGACTCAGGACTACATCGCCAAGATCACAGGAGCGCCCGCTCCACAAGGCACCGCCAAGGCACCTGCTGGCCCCACAGTCAAGCCGATTGTAGATCAGTATGCAGTACGTAGGGCTGAGCAGATCGTGCAGCCGGAGCGCGTGGATTACAGCGGGCTTGAGACTGAGCGATGGAACCTTGAGATACTGAACGAGTCGCAGCCTAGCTTTCTGGCTATGGTCGGCGCTGGCGTGCGCGGGGCTACTACAGCCCGTATATACGACGGCCTTAAGAAGACGATGTTCTCTGAGGCTTACGAGCCTGAGGAGGGCTACGTGCCTAATACGGCTATGCCTCAGGCACAGGCCGACCCAGAGCTATTCAACAAGCTGCTTTCCACCCGGTCTACCCGCGAGGCTTCTGACATAGTCGCACGCTGGGAGGATGACCAAGTACGCTCTAAGGCGCTGCACTCTCAGGGAGGTGGTGTAGGGTTGGCTATCGGCCTAGGTGCTGAGGTGCTGGACTTCGCTAACATCCTGCCCGGTGTGGCAGTGCATAAGGTGATGGTGGCTAAGAACCTAGCGGCGACTGCCGCAGGGGTGGCTACTACCAGCACCAAGGGCCAGATGATTGGGCGTGAAATTGTAGGTAACCTGATGGCGGGTACTACTATCGAGGCTACGGCACAAGCACTTAACCAAGAGTTCCGTCCCGTGGACCTGTTCCTATCAGCGGCTATGGACATCGGCGTGGGCACCGTGCTGGGCAATGCTAGCGCTAACGTGATCCGTGATGCTACTATGAAGCAGGCTGCTTTCAAAGCCGCCGTTGAGGCTGAGCTACGCCATACTGAAATGGCCCAGGCTAGGCTAGGGCCAGATGCCTCTATCGCTGAGCTATCCGCTGAGGTGAAGCGTAGCATGACGGCTGAGGCAGCGGCCCCGGTTATTGAGAATACTACCGGCGCCGTGTCTGCTAAGCGCAAGTTCTTTGAATCCCCTGACGATGTGGCCGCTAAGACTGAGGCCCCTCAGGGCGACATGGCTAGGGCTCCGGTAGAGATTGAGGCAGGCGCCTCTAGCTGGGGGCCGTTCAGGAGCAAGACGGGCATGGCCGAGCGCCGTGCCTTGTTTGCTAATAGCGACGGTACTACCTTACGCGACATGACAGGCGGCTCTATCAGTACCGTCGATCAGTTGGAGGCTATGCCCCCCGGCGTGAAGTTTACCGACCAAGTGCCTGAGGAGGCCCACAAGGCCATCAAGGCTGCGCAGTCTATAGCTGCCCGGTTCTTAGGCGATGACTTCCGCATGGTGGTACACTCCAAAGACATGGGCGACTCGCGGGCTGTGGTTATCCAAGTCTCCGACAAGGCTGCTCTGGTAGCACTCAACAAGAACCTGTCCGAGGTAGCCGCTATCCGCAGCGTGACCCACGAGATTGGGCACATGATCATCAACAAGAATCTGGCTAAGTTGGATGACGCGATGCTGACCAAGCTGGACGCCAGCTACAAGCGCTTGGTTAAGGAACAGCTTAAGGGGTCGCTGGAGGGCTCGTCTACACGCGGTCAACGGTACAGTTTACTTAACCCTGAGTTGATACCTGACCGTGAGTTGCCTCTGCCGCTGGGCCGGGACAAGTACAGCATGAGCCGCGACGAGTTTGCTGCTGAGCAGTTCGTTAAGTACATGGAAGAAGATTGGGCTACGGTTAACAAGGCCGCCATGCCGACTGACGTTATCGCTGTGCTCAAGAGCGCTATCAAGAAAGCGCTGGAGTTCCTGCGACTAGCTAAGCGCGAGAACATAGGGGTAACTGACGAGTACCGTGAACTATTTGACATGCTAGCAGAAGGCCCACTGCCTGATGCTACTGCCGTGCGTAAAGCCGGTGATGGGCCGACTGTACAGGCCGACGCTGTAAGCGACATCCTGACAGACCCGTATGCTAAGAAAATCGGCGTAAACAACCTGCCCCTAGGTACAGACTACGAGCGGGCCATCGCTAAGGAAACTATCGCCCTCCACAAGAAGGCTGACGAGTGGGCCTTAGCTAACCCCAAGGACGCTGCATGGGATGCGCGGGCACAGAACATTGCGGATAACAACATCTTCAATGTCGCCTCGACTGGGCTTATCATGCTCAAGTCCGAGAGCAACCTGATGCGTATGCTGGCAAGCGAGTTGGTGGAGGATGCTAGCGGAGTAGCTGGTAAGAAACAGGCTACTGCGGCTATCAGCAAGTACCTACATGAGCGCCTGATTATGGGTAACGCCATCAACGACTTGACCGGGGCCTATGAGGGCTGGGCTAAGGCGACAGGCGTACCCGCACACGACATGGTGTGGGGCGGCAAAGGCTACGACAAGTTCAACCGTGAGGTGTTTGCAGAGCGCGAGGCTCGGGCACAGGGCACAACCCGCACACAAGATGGTTACGTTAAGGCTGCGGCTGACTCACTGGATGCGGCTTACGAGCGCAGCGCTAAGGCCCAAAAGGCTAACAAGACGCTGGGCTGGGCATCTCTTCCTGAGTCGAGCAAGGGCTACACCCCGCACCAAATGAGCGCTAAGGCTGTGCTGAGCTTGAACAACGAGCAACGTAGTATCCTGCAATCGGCACTAACCGATCAGTACGTTGAGCTATCTGGCTGGGACATTAGCTTTGCTGACCAACTGGCCGCTAAGGTGGTGCAACGTATGCGTGACCGTGCCTCTGGTGGCTTCGTTCACCAAGTAGGCGGTAGCGGGGGCGGCTCCGTGGAGATTGTCGAGGACGCCTTGCGCTCTATGGGCATGACAGCCCCCGAGGTGCGTGCTGCTATGGAGAAGTACACCCGAGGTGCGGCTAAGCACACCAAGAAACGTATCGAGCTAGACCTGAACCGCGAGTACCCGACAGAGGCTGGGCCATTCAAGCTACTGGATGTCTTTGAGACAGACCAGATCAGCTTGCTGCGTAACCAGACAGAGCGGGTATCCGGCGAGGTGGCATTGGCCCGGCACGGTATCTACGGTAAGCCGCACCTTGAGACAATGCGCAAAGCGTTGGCTATGGGCGAGGACGGTAAAGTAGCAACGCCTAAGGAACTGGAAGCCTTCGACCAAATCTGCGCTGAGTTCTTAGGGCAACCCTTCGGCACAGCTATGGGTAAGTGGCTGGACGGTGCGGTAACTGCTAACACGCTGGTGCGTATGGGCGGCGCGGTATTCAATCAGATGGGTGAGTTCATTAACTCTATCTTCCACGTTGGCGCCGCCCGCACTTTTGACGCGGTTACCAGTATCGGGCGCTTGCGCTCTGAGATTCTGGCTAAGGCCCGGGGCGAGACTATCGAGAATAGCTGGCTTGATTCTATTGAGTTGACAGGTGGTGGGGAGTTCGGTACAGATGCCTACAAGGTGGTCATGCCTTACGATAACCCCAATCACCACTTACCCGCCTATGGCCGGGACAGCACTAGCACAACCACCCGTATCCTACGGGCTGGCGCACACTACCAGAGTATTCTGTCTGGTTGGCGCTTGGTGCATAGTGCGCAACAACGTGGAGTCGCTGAGCAGATCGTTAAGAAGATCGCTAAGTATACCCGGGATGGGCAGAACGACATAGCCCTACAGCAGTTTGGCATTAGCCCTGAGCTACAGGCTGCGCTGCGCAAGGACTTGGACGCTGTAACGGGCTGGGACGGGGCTAAGGAAACTGGCTTTGATGTGACGAAGATCACAGACCCCGACATCCGTGAGCAGGTGATCCAAGCGGTACACCGGGGCACCCTCCAGATTATCCAAGGCACCTTCATCGGTGAGCGCGGTAAGTGGGTGCATGATGGCTGGATGCGTGCGCTGGCACAGTTCCGTACCTTCCCTATCACTTCGATGGAGAAGCAATGGGGACGGCAGCGTAATAGCCGTGGGGTAGCTTCGGCACTGGGTATGATTATGGGCAGCATGTCTATGGCTGCGCCAATCTACATGGCTCGGACCTATGCTAACTCTATAGGCCGCGAAGACCAAGAGGAGTACCTAGAGAAGAACTTGCAGCCGATAAACATTGCCCGGGCTACCATGAACTATGTGGCTATGAGCGGTATGGCTGGTGACTTCGTGGGCTTTACCACAAGCCTGTTACCTGATGACTGGGGTGTGTCTCCAGTGCAAGGCCGCAACGGGCAGTCTGCTGACTTTGTCGGTAGCTACATCCTACCCGCATCGAGCTTGGTAGACGATGGCTACAAGCTGTTGCAGAACCTTGATGACCCAGCAGCATGGACTAAAGTTGCCCCGTTCGGGCGACTGCCGTGGCTGCTCCCGGCTATGAACGCCACCAAGGATTAGGCTTAAACCCCTGAGCCTATACTATCGCCCCGCCTAACCAGCGGGGCTCCCTATTTAAGGAGGCCCCGTGCCTACACCTACCGAACAACTTTTATCACGTACTTCGTATGCGGGTGACGGGGTCACTACTGCTTGGAACTTTACGTTTGCAAGCGGCTACATTGATCAAGAGCATGTTAAGGCTTACGTCACTGATAGCGAAGGGCTCCGCACTGACCTAGTGCTAACCCCAGCCGACTTCATTGGCGAGTTCCAGTTGCGGGTAATCCCTGCTGTGGCCGTTAGTGACGTGCTGACTATCTACCGAGACACCCCGAAGGATGCGCCCCTTGTTGACTTCCAAGATGGTAGCAACATTACAGAGGCCGCTCTCGACACCTTAGCCCGACAAGCCGTATTCGTGGCGGCTGAGGTTAGCGACGAGCTGGGTCTAGTCGTAGGCCCAGCCTTGCAGGAAACTGCTCAGCAGGTTGCTGATAACGCTGCTGCTGCTGCTGCCAGTGCCGTGGCTAGCGCTGCTAGTGCTGTAACTGCGGAAGGTGCGGCTACCGCTGCGGCTGCTGCGGCTGCTGCCGGTGTACTCCCTGCGGTGCTCGCTGCCGTTGACCCGTTAGTAGCTGCGGCTGACGCTAGCGCCGACGCCGCTGCTGCCAGTGCCACTACTGCCCAAAGCTACATAGCCCCCGCGCAGAATGCTGCCACATCGGCTGCGGCTAGTGCCTCAGATGCAGAGGATGCTGCGGCTATAGCCCAGTCCATTGCAGGCTCACTAGGCGGGAGCTTCGGCTTTACCAACACCGCCTACGATTTCGGCTTTGTCACAGACACTGCTACCTACCTTGACTTAGATTGTGGAGCTTTACCATGACAACTGAATTACGCCTACGCCGAGGCACTACGGCCCAGACCAACGCCTTCACTGGCGCTGAGGGTGAGATTACCATCAACACTACGACCAAGGGTATCCACGTCCACGACGGCACCACCCTCGGGGGTACGCCTATCTCTGGCGCGGCTGGTCTTGCGGCTCACTTGGCCGATCTGGCTAACCCCCATGCTGTGACTAAGGCACAGGTCGGGCTGAGTAACGTGGATAATGTGTCATCTGCCACACTCTACAACCGTGCTAACCATACAGGCACACAGCTAGTAGCCACTATCAGCGACTTCGCCACGGGCGTGCTGAATACTGTACTAACGGGCCTGAGCCTTGCCACAAGTACAGCGGTCACGGCTGCTGATACGCTTCTGGTAGCCCTTGGTAAGCTACAGGCACAGGTCACTCTCCGTGCTTTGTTGACCGCCAATACCTTTAGCGGTAACCAGACATTGGCCGGGAACAAGCTGATCGAGGCTAACCTTGAGAAGGTCACTGAGGTGGCTGCTGCTCAGACAATCTCGGGCGGTGTACTTAACCTAGATTTGGCTAACGGTCTGTCTAAGGTGGCGTTGAACGCTAACATCACCTCCATTACAGTAAGCAACAATGTCGCCTCTACCACAAAGGTGCAGGCGCACACTGTCGAGTTTACTGCTGATGGTACTGCCCGTACTATCACATGGCCTGCCGGTAACGGTACGTCTACGCTGCTGTTTAAGTGGCCTGGTGGCACAGCCCCTACGCTAACTAGCACTAATACTAAGCGCGACGTGTTCATGTTCAAGAGCGTTGATACGTTCCTATGGGATGCGTTTATTGTTGGGCAGAATCTGTAATGAGGTTAGCTAAATCATTTGCCAAGCCCCCCTCAGTAGGCGGGGGGGCTACATATCGATATCTACGGTTTATGTTCCCCTCTCCAGCATCTGCCGACTACCCGACTGTATCTGAACTGTACTGGATAGCCTCTGGTACGGACTATCCTACGGTTGCAATGACTAGTGCGACCTCCCCTGCGCCTTTGGCTGTAACTCAACTAGGGGGGACTGGGGGCGGGGCAGCCGTGTGGAGAGCCTTTGACAAAGCCACCGGCACGGGCAATGTCGAATGGCACCCCTTTGATTTTGGGGATGGCTCTTTAACACTGGACCTCGGAGCGGGTAATGAGATTGCGCCAACCGGTATTGGTATCGTAACGGCTTCTGTGGCTAGTAAAAATTTTAGGTGCTATGGGTCAAACAATGCCACATTCACCACTGGGCAAGTTCTACTGTATACTAGCGGGACGGTTTCAACTGGGTGGACTGCTAACGTGCGCCGAAACTTCACCTTCTAATAATAACGTATGACTAAATTACTTATACCCATCATCATGCTTATCACCTTCTTCTTATGCGGTTGCGGGGGCGGTGGGCCGGGGGGCGCGGCCCCCGTGCCTCGGCTAAAAACTGCCTTCATTAACCCGACCGACGCTATCCTACCTGTTGGCGATAGCTACGACTACCGCATATCTGTGACGCTGGACCCTAACCCCGTAACCTCAGTAGCCTACCAAGCTACTCAGTCAGGCGAACTTATCGCATGGCCCGGGCGTACCCGTGAAAACGGCTTCGGTGGATTCAGCACCTTCCTTGACGAAGTTGTGAAGTACCCTGCGTTTAAGTACGTGTACCTGTATGACGAGCTTGGGCTCGGTACTGGTAGACCGCAGGACGAGCTACACTTGGAAGACCAGACGGCTGTACTAGCCGCTAGTGTACAGGTGCGCGAGCGGGGCCTTAAGTCGGTAGTAATCTACTTTCCCAATGCTGTGCTTAACCCTGCATTTACTCTAGGCGTTGCTAACGGCCTTGATGTTATTGGGCTTGACATTTACCCTAACATCATGCCAACATTTAGTGTACCTAACCTGTACCCGGGTAACCCCTATAAGAACTACTTGGCCGCTATGGTAACTAAGCTGCGCGGTATGGGCTTTACTGGGGAGATATGGTACGTGTACCAAGCCTTTGACATTGTAGGAAATGATCCGGTGTGGTTTAATGCTGAGCTTGTAAAGCAACGTGCAGCTATAGACGATGCCATTGAGCTTGGTATAACAGGCGTCATCCCGTTTGGCCTGTACACCGGTGCTGACGAGTTAGCGCGTGAACCTTGGCTAATACCCCTAGAAGACACACAGCCTCTGGTGATCCCGTGATCCCCAAGCGCCTGAGGATTAACGGGCGCGTATTTAAAATCACCCCACTCCCCGTCGACTCTGATGCCCTTGGGCTGATGCACGGGGACGTGGGGGAGATTCAGATTAAGCCCTGTGACGATATGTTCGTTACTAAAGACACTGTCCTCCATGAGGCCATGCATGCCGTAAGGTATATGCAGGGCCGGGAGGATGGCGGCGAGGTCGAGGAGGATTATGTGCGTAGCCTAGCTACCGGCATCCTCGGCATTCTCCGCGATAACCCAACCTTTGCCAAATGGCTGATTGCTAAATGATATGACTATAGACCACGACTTCATCGTTGAGGCAACCCGCGCTGCACCCACGGTGACAGTCGGTGGCTTAACTATCGTAGGCATCCCCCTTCCTGAGGTGGTGCTAATCGTCACCTTGGTGTACACCGTTGCTCAACTATATTTCCTGTTGAGGGATAAGTGGTACGTGCCCCGGCAACTAAAGAAAGGCAAACATGGCCGCGACTGATAATGCCCTACAAGAGCTTCATGCTCAGATTGCCCGTAGCCTCACCGATGCTGTTAAGCCGGTAGAGGTTGTGGACGAGGATGGTACTGTTAAGGTGCTCCCGCCCAGCGCGGCGCATCTGGCTGCGGCCATTACTTTCCTCAAGAACAACAACATCACCGCTAGCCCTACGGGCAACAAGGCCCTATCCGACTTGTCAGACGCATTGGCCGCACGCCGCAAGAAGAAGATTGCCCCCGCCGCCTTGCAAGAGGCTGAGGAGCAGTTAGCCTTTAACCTCGGCCTACAGGCGGGCGTGCAATGAGGGCATGGGAAGGCGTCGAGCAGGCTGAGGTTAGATGGGACCAACTTGCCCTAGTGCAGGCACACTACAGCGAGTTCGTCCCCTTCCTTGAAGACGTTATGCTGGAGCTTGGCTTTAGTACGTCAGAGATTCAGCGGGACATCGCAGGCTACATAGCCTATGGCCCCCCTAGCATCATGGTACAGGCCCAGCGTTCGCAGGCTAAGACCACGATTGCTGCGGCGTATGCTGTATGGTTCCTGATCCACGACTCCACCGGGCGTGTGCTAATCATTTCGGCGGGCGGTACGCAGGCTGAGGAAATCTCTACCCTGATCGTCCGTATCGTTATGAACATGGACGTGTTGGAGTGCATGCGTCCTGACAAGATGGCGGGTGACCGTACATCTGTGCTGGGCTTCGACTTGCACCACAGCCTCAAGGGTATGGACAAGTCCCCCTCCGTGGCTTGCGTTGGCATTGACTCCAACTTGCAGGGTAAGCGGGCCGACTTGCTGATCCCTGATGATATTGAGTCCTCCAAGAACTCGGCTACCGCTACCCAGCGGGCTAAGCTGTTGCACTTGACGAAGGACTTTACCTCCATCGTGGTGGACAAGAACGGTAACCCGGGCCGCATTGTGTGGCTGGGTACTCCGCAGACGATGGACTCTATCTACAACTCCCTCCCGGGACGTGGCGTAGCTGTTCGTATCTGGCCGGGGCGTTACCCTACGCCTGAGCAGGTCAAGCACTACGGCAACAACCTTGCCCCCTACATCACCTCGCGGCTAGCCCGCAACCCTAGCTTGTCTACGGGTGGTGGTATGCTAGGGGATCAGGGCTTGCCCGTTGATGCAGTGATGCTGGGTGAGGAAACCCTCCAGAAGAAAGAGCGCGACCAAGGTACAGCGTACTTCCAGTTGCAGCACATGCTGAACACGACCCTCATGGACGCCATGCGGAACCCGTTGAAGCTGACTGCGCTGACGCTGATTAACCCAGCCGGGGATAACTTCCCGCTGACGGTTATCCGAGGGATGCTTAGCTCCCATGTGCGTGACTTTGCTGTGCATGACTTCGGCTTTAAGCTGACAGAGGCCAGTGACGTTAGCCACGAGGTGTCTAAGCTGCAATCCCGTGTAGCGTACATTGACCCGGCTGGCGGAGGTGCTAACGGGGACGAGACTGCGTGGGCTATTGGGGGATTCCTCAACGGCAATGTTCACTTGATTAGCGTTGGGGGTATGCCTGGCGGCTATGAAGAATCTAAGCTAGAGGAACTGGCGAAGATCATCGCGGCACATAAGCCTGACATAGTGAAGATCGAAAAGAACATGGGGCATGGTGCTTTCCGCGCCGTCTTTGCACCTATATTACGCAAGCATCTGCAATGCGGCCTAGAGGACGACCTTGTCCACGGGCAGAAAGAGGCACGTATCATCGCCACTCTGGAGCCTGTCATGGGCCGTGGGGCGCTGGTGGTGTCCGAGGCTGTGGTGCGGGAAGACGCTATGCGCTGTGCGAATTACGCACCGGCCTTACGCCTAACCTACAGCTTCTTCTACCAGATGGCCAAGCTGTCTGCTGTACGGGATAGCCTCGTACATGATGACCGCGTTGACGCGGTGGAAGGGCTAGTTCGGCACTTCCAAGAAGCACTGGCCCTCGATCAAAAGAAGGCTGTTGCTAGTATGGTTGCTAAGGCTCACGCTGAGGCGATCAAAGACCCTATGGGTTATCTCCGCTACTCAACTCCCACATCCGGTGGGAACAGTATGCTTAAACACCGTCGTAGACGGTAACAGGTGCCGCTTAACCGCCGCCTAACTAAGGAATCACCATGCGTGTATCTACTCTCCCCTCTCCTGGCCTGTTGTCTATGGGCATCAAGCTGCGCACTGAGGCCGCTAAGGCTATCTCTGCTGTCGAAATCTCTGCCGGTCGCGGTCATGCAGGTGCTGCTAAGTCCCCGCATGCCTTCCAGCTTAACGCCTTCTTCACGGCTTGTGCTGCTGCGGTCTCTACCTTCACTGAGACTACAGTGCCCGTGATCGCCTCCCGTAGCATCGGCGCTGCGAACAAGAAGCGTATCGTACTGGCCTACGGCGAGGGCTTGGACCCCGCCTCTGTGCCTGCTGTCACAGACTTCGCTATCACCACACAGGCCAAGGCCGTGACCAAGGTGACTATTGACGGCCCCTTCGTCTATCTGGACGTGGCTACGGACTTCGTGGCTGGTGCCGTTAACGTGGCATACACTGGCGGTACTAACAAGCTGAAAGACGTATCGGGTAACCTCGCTGCTGACTTCACTGCCACTGCCGTCACTAACGGTATCGTCTAATGACGTTCCCCGACTGGATCAAAGGTCGGGTGGCTGTAGCCCTGCTCTCGCTGTCTATCGGCGGGGCAGGTGCTATAGTGGCCCATGAGGGTATGCGTCCCGTAGCGTACAAAGACCCTGTCGGCATTGTCACTATCTGTGCTGGTCATACAAAGACCGCTAAGATGGGGCAGGTGCTGAGCGCTGAGCAATGCGCTAAGCTACTGCAACAGGATGTCCGTGATGCCGAGGCTGCTATCAAGCGCTTAACCACAACCAAGCTGACACAGCGGCAGTATGATGCGCTTGTGTCTTTCGTATTCAACGTAGGTGAGTCTGCTTATGCTAAGAGCACTATGCTTCGTCATATTAACTCAGGTCGCTGCCATGCTGCGGCTGACGAGTTCAAGCGCTGGAACATGGCAAGCGGTAGAGTACTCCCCGGCCTGACTAAGCGGCGCGAGGCTGAGGCTATCGAATTTAGAACGGGGTGCGCCCCAAAAGGAAATCAAAATGTGGGCTCCATCTAACTTGGGCGTAGGGCTTAAAGCCTTCGCTGTAACTCCTCACGACTCAACTAGTTTCACGTCCCGTGCCCGTACCCTGTACGTTGGCACTACAGGCAATGTCACTATTGTTAACGCTGATGGTACTACCTGCCTGTTCAGCAACGTACCTGCCGGGGCCTTTATACCCGCCGAGTGTATTAGGGTTAATGCTACAGGGACTACTGCTAGCAACATCGTAGGGCTTGTGTAATGTTAGGCCTCGGCTTACGCTTATCCGGCATGTTAGCACCTCGGCACGGGATTGCCGAGGCAATAGAAACATTCCTGCTCAACCTATCCAGCCCCGTCAATGCGACCATTCTGGACGGTCAAGGCGTTGGCACGATTGAGCAAAACCCGATCATTGCCAGCGTCACCGTTCACCGCACCACGGGCAAGCTGCCATTGGCGGTTTACTTTGATGCCAGCAATACAACAGCATCCACAGTATCTAACGCAGAACATGAACTCTATTACCTCTGGGACTTTGGCGACAGCGTAGGCGAGACATGGGCTTACGGAGTCAACACTTCGCAAAACAGGAATGTTGCCTACGGCCACCAAGCGACCCACGTTTATAAAACCGCTGGCACAAAAACATGGACGTGCGCCATCATTGATGGCTCTGGAAACACTCGCGTTGCTACAGGCAATATCACGGTGTCTGCCTGGGCTGAAGCAGACACGACATATATCGACAATGGCGCTGTGCCAGTCGCAGGCGTCAACGGTGTTGGTTCTGGCGCAACGTACTACAACGAAACCACGTGGGCTGGTGTTGTATCCCGCATGGCGGAGGGTAAGCGGGTGCGCCTGAAGAAGGGCGCATCGTGGTCGGTGACGGCATCAACCGCGATGCCTAACGGATGTCAGGTGGACGCCTACGGAACAGGCTCTGCGCCCTTGCTAACATCGACAGCCGACAACCAATGCCCTTTCCAGATCAGCAATGGCAAGGACGATAACCGTGTGTGGGGCTTAAATCATGCTGGCCCGGGCGCATCGGTTGCAGAGTCTGGAACGGTTTTGCTGACTGGTACACCGTCTACCAATGTGCTTGTATTGGAATGCGAAAGCAACGCAACGACCAGCTTGGTGAATGGCAGCGCCGATTACCTTTTCCTCGTTGGAAACAACGCGCACGACTTCGGCGCAACATCCTCTAACGGCGCGACCATTGGGGTGTATGCAACCCACTGCCACCGTGTCGCGTTGTTGGGCAACCGATTCGATCTGACGCCTTCGCATTGTGTGCGATTCGCGGGAGTGAACGGGCTCATTGCAGCCAATAACACGTTCACCCGCGTCGGTAACACCCGGCACGCAATTACCGTGCGCGGATTCAGCGACACAGTGTTGTCGAACTGGAATGGCTTGTGGACCGAGAAGGTGGTTATTTGTGACAACTACATTGACGACGAGGCGGGCACTGGGCAGTGGCTTATACACGTAGCGCCACAAAACACAGGGGACGCCTCACGCATCAGAAACGTCATCATTGAACGCAACCATGTGAAGGCGTCTAGCGTATGCATTGCGCATGAGGTTAGCGAAAACTGCACGATCCGAAACAACATACTGAAGACAACGGGCGGGCGGTACGCAATCCATGTGATGGCGATAAACACCGTTGGCGCTCCACCACCATCAAGCTGCTACGTGTACAACAACACGTTCTACAAGCCAAACATTGCGGTACAAAACGGATTTTCGCCACTGGCCATGTTTGAATCAACGGTGTCAGGCGTTGTATTCCAAAACAATCTGGCCTATTCCCCCGCAGACACGCTCGACGGCTCTGGCGGCGGATCAGCGCCAACGATGTACTACGCCGCAAATGGCGCATCGGTAACGTCATCGTCTGGAAACAGCAGCAATGCACAGCTCAAGTCAACCCAGCCGTGGGCCAGCGCAACGCCATCTAATCCCGTGGACTACACCCCCAACAGTTACGGTGTAAACGGCGGTGTATCTGTACCAGTGCAAAAAGACTTTTTCAATGCAGCCATCACCGGCACCCGTGAGATTGGAGCGATACAGGTATGACAGTAAAAGTATGCGGTGGCAACACCGGGAACGACTACACAGGCGTTGCTGACGCGCAGATTAACGAGTCTGCAGGGCAGCAAAACATCAACTCCGGTAGCTCGACCTCCATATATTGGGGGTCGCCATCTGCCAGCAACCGCAAGCACATGCTTATGCGGTTTGATGGTCTTGCTGCGCTGACTGCTGCTTTTGGCTCTGTGACGGTCACTGATGCGGTTCTGTCAATACGAAGCCTTGACGCAATGGGGTCAACCACTGCGCTTAGGCTGTGTAAGCTGCTGGTCCCATTTGTGCAGGCGCAGGCCACATGGTTAAACAGAGCAACTGCAACGCCTTGGACTACGGCTGGAGGCTTCGGCGCATCTGATTGCGACACAGCAGGGTTTGCCACAGGCACCGTACCCACAGCGACAGGGTACTTTTCGGTTGGTGGTCTTGCTACACAGGTTCAACGATGGCTGGATGGGACAGACCCGAACTATGGGTTTCTTATTTCTGCTGACCCGAACACGCTCTACAACGGAATCACACCAAGGTTCGCCACAACAGAAGGCACTTCGGGTAATCGTCCATATCTCACGGTCACGTTTACCACTGTGCCTAAGATCAGCGTGGGTGATGTAACGGTATCCAACACTTCAGGGACCGCAACCTTTGTCGTGTCGTTAGATACCTCGTCTGCGTCTTCGATAACTGTCAACTACGCAACGGCAGATGACACGGCAACGGCTGGAGTGGACTACACCTCAACCTCTGGGACGCTGACCTTCGCGCCGGGCGAGACTAGCAAAAACGTAGTGGTGCCAATATTACCCTAAGGAGTATATGAAGTATGTCATCTTAACCTTAACTCTTGCTCTGGCCCTCACGGGCTGGGGCCTTTGGGCACAGGTTCACACAAATGCCGAGCTATCGGCCAAACTGGAGGGTACCGAGGAGACCCTTTCCCGGCTCTCAGAGCAACGCGAACAGGACCGGAAGGTGCTGGTAGCACGGGCACAGAAAATCGCCTCAAAACAGCGGGAATTGGCCCGGGCTCAGGAAGCCCTCGCAAAGGCCCTACAAGCGAATAATGACTGGAGCAATACCAATGTACCAACTGATGTTCAAAAGGCGCTCACAGGCCCTTCTGGTGCGTCTAACTGATAGTCTGAGGGCTGTGAAATACACCTTCTGGCTGATGCTGCTGGGGCTGGGTGCTATCCTTGGCGGGTTAGGTGGCTGTAAGGCCACCCTCCCCATTAAGGTGCTGCCTCCCGTAGAGCTAATACAGGACTGTCCTGAGAGTGCTATCGATGTGACTACGAATGGGGGCTTAGCTAAAGCTGTTCCTATACTTAGAAGCGACCTAGCTAAATGTAACATAGACAAGGCTGCGCTTAGGGCGTGGGCTGGGGACGTGCAGTAGCCTACGGCTTAAATTTGGTTCGCTATCGTGAGGGGGCACCTCCAATAGACGCAGGCGCGTACTCCCCCATGGGCATGTGCCTACACGCACGCGGGCGCTAACACACGCGCGACTAAAGGGCTATGCATGCGCACGCGTAGCCCACAGTTAGCCTTATCCATAGCTTGATGCTTAGCTCTTACGGGCTATGCTGATAGCTGGATACGGGCGGGGGGCATCTGTCTCATTGCTTCGCTTAGCTACTGCTAGCCTGTCCCAATGCTTCGCTAGCTAGGACTTAGCTACAGACATAGCTATTGCTTAAGCTCTACGCCAAGACTACAGACATAGCCTAATGCCTATGCATCTATACTACATCTCACAATCCCGATTCTTAAGGCTAACGACTAATCACAATCACTCGCATCTATTGCAGTCATGGAATGACAGGCCACCAATTAGCATTGAGCTACCGATTAACCATCGGATTAATAGCTATCGATTAACATCGAGCCTATGGACTACTCCACATCCCTATGACTGAGAGCTATAGACTACAGACATAGCTATAGACATGAGACGAATAGACATAGCTAAGACACTAGAGCTATAGGACTAGAGATACAGACAAGACTAGGACAACAGGCTATAGGACTAGACCTATTGACAAGAGACTATAGAACTGTGATAGAATATAGGCATGCTAGGAACTACTAGAAGCTACGGTCTACGACCTGAGGCTAATAGGAGCTACTAGATAGCTAGGCGAAGCCTCTGGACCACCTTAGTGACCTATTGACAGACACGGATTAAACTGTGTTACAATAGCTCTAGATAATTAATTGATGCGTGAGGCTAGAACGATACTCTAGCCCTTAGGGTCTGTAGATGTAGGACTAAAGCGATCAAACAAGTTAGTTATCGACAAGAGGTTGATAGTGTGTTACACTAGAGGCCAGATACGAAAGTATCAAGCTAGTTGATAGGTGCTTAGGCATCTGTTGACAGTAGCTGCGAATTGTGATACAATAGCGGCTAACAGTAAGTAGGTGATCGTGCCTATTACTAAGTTCTTTAAACTTGTTATAGTGGCGTGCCTTAGGGTATAGCCACACAATCGAATAGTGGCTGGATTGTATCTAGACTTTATGGCACTTGGCGGTTATACGTTCTTAAGGGAATAGTAGACTAGCTGATGGTTTCTGTTTAGTGGATGGTACAGAATACAACTACAGGCAACGGGTTACGTATGTAAGATGACGTAAGGCGGTGGGCAGGATGTTGTTATACAGTGGGGCGTGAGGAACGTTCTTTACACTATATCCTAGGTTCTAATGTGCTTACATTAGCGGCTTAAGTCCTAGTAATAGGTAAGTGGCCGGGATAGGTGCGTCTAATAGCGTGTGTATCTGTTGTAAGTAAAGTTAGAGCTTAGGGATTAGGGCTATAGCCTTGCCGTGAGCATGTTCATGGTAATGGCCGGGGTGTGTGACGCTATAGCCTTATTCCCTACGCTCTGTAGGTTACCTTTGGAGTATCGAAATGAACCTGAAAGACATTGAAGCTAACATCGTGAAGATTGCCAAGACCGGTGCCGCATTGGATGCATTGATCCAAGCGACTGGGGTGGGTGTACTTGTACACTTCGCTGAGCATCACGATGCTGCTATCGTTAACCGTCTGTATCTGGCCCTGCCTGCCGGTAGTCGTAAGACTGCGTTTGCAAGCTGGTTGTTGGCTTACGGTGCCGTTATGGTGAATAACGGGGAGAACAAGAAAGAGCGCCCATTCTTGTGGGACAAGGAGAAGGAGACTAAGCCTGAGGCTGCTGCTGAGGATATGTGGTATAACCACAAGCCTGAGAAGCCCTTGGATGAAGTGTTTGATTTGCAGAAGGCTGTGCGCAGCTTGCTGGCTAAGGCCGGTAAGGCTGGCAAGTTGGAGCATGGCGACGGTGATACGCTCAAGGCTTTGGCTAAGTGCGTCGGTATCGCTGAGTCTGATGTGCCTACACGTCCGACTAAGGTTAATCTGGACAATGTGCCAGCGGCTACGTTTTAAGGCTTAGCAGGTTGGGCTCGTAATTGAGCCCTTCCTAGTACGTCTTAGTCCAAAGAATGCGACCCAACTTGCCTTAGGGCAGGGCCATGTAAGTGGCTATGATGGCGGGTGCCTCTGACGTATTGAAAGCGCTATGCGGTAGTATAGTAAGCATCCGGGTTAGTCCAGCAGACTCTGTGGCCCGTTACCAATAATGAGAGTGTGTTAGCAGGTCACTGCCTGTAGGCTATTCCGTAGCCTATGGAGAGTGTCTTAACAAGGAGATAGTATGGTATCTGTTGTGATGGAATGGTCTAAGGCTGCTTTAATGGTGGCCTTAGCCGCATGGGTCTGGGCCTATGTGCTTGTGTGCTTCATTGAGTGGGTGCGTGAGCTTAACGATTACTGACCGCTGACGGCCCGTCGCTGGGCACTGCGGCATAACTGGCAGGAGATTAAATATGACTTGGCGAAGTACGGCGGCAGGCTAGCCCTGCGAGTACGCCTGTTTATTACTGTTTAAACAACTCAGGCGTATCATTGTAGGTAACAGAGCTTACCTGATTGCCTAGGTGCTATTTGCCTAGGCTTTCAAGTGCGCTTTGCACTTTAACCGCAAGGAGTGATATGAAAAAGACATTTCAGGCCGCTGACCTCGGCCATGCTCAGGCTGACGCCGTCAATTCGGCTAAGGCTTACAAGGCCGCACAGACTGCTGCCTTTAAGGCCCTTGAGGCTCTCAAAAAAGGCTGAGGCTGGCCACATCGCCGCGCAGAAGACTCTGGCCGCTGCTGTGGAATCAGTGATGCAAGCTACCAAGGTCATCTAGCCCTCTATGGGCGACTGTGCTGGCAGTGAATCCAGACCATTGTGTATCTATAGCCGTCCACGAAATCGGAAGGGTGCTGTAGGTATGCTCTGGTCTGCACTTACGCAGATTATCAACTTAGGAGTAATCATGGCATCTATTGTCAAATCGTTTAATGGTAGCCCTGCTGTACCAGCCGTGGCTGAGGTCAAGGTCGAGGGTAAGCCTTATGTGGCCGCTAAGGACGCTAAGCCAGCTGTAGAAGCTGGCTATACCGTTTGCCTGTCGCAGACTGAGTTGGATTGGATCATTACTGCCCTTGGTATGAACGACTCATACAAAGAAGGTTCTGCCTTTACCTTCCTCTTGTTTGATAAGCTGGCGAGTTACTCTAGCGAAGGCCGGCGAGTGGGTTATGTGAATGGTCTTACCAGCATCTGCATCCCAGGCTAATCATGAACTACGAGGACACCCTCATAGCCATGCTGGCGCCACAAGAGATTGTGGATGCGGCTAAGCGGCTTGATGCCAATGAGTACCGCAACCACGGCCTTAAGGCTACCCTCTTCCGCAAGCAGGACGAGGATGCGCTTACTCGTTGGTACAACCAAGCCACGGGGCAGAACCGTTATGGGCAGTAAGTCATGCTTGACAACTCTGTGCCTATCTGCCCGGTTATCCTTAACGTGGGACTGTGCTCGTCAATTGACGATGCTAGCAGCGCTACTCATGCTGAGAGCCTGCGACTGGCTTTCTGGTATAAACTTGCTAAAGAGCGAGGAGGCCAAGTCTACCTCCAGCATAGCAACACGGAGCCTACGTTAGTCATCTACTTGGAGAAGCCTCCAGCTTGCCTCCAACTCGCCATAGAGCGTACACAGCAAGGTGCTATTGCTGCTTACTACCCTAGCCTACAGCAGGGGTGCTTGATCGGTCCTAAGGCTAGCGCCTATGGTCCTTTCCTCCGTGAGTTCTTTGTGCTGGCTGATGGTCAGCGTTTGTGTGAGGTTGCACTATGATTACCTATTACCCTGCGTTTGTGTTGCTGCTAGAGCCTGACTTCCCGCCAGAGATTCTGGAAGGGTATAAGGGTAAGGAGGCTTGTACAGTTGAGGCTGACAAGCAGAACCGTAACAGTCCGCTGGTCCGTGACAAGACTGTGCGTGAACTGGGCGGTGAGTTCGTATGCCCTAAGGTGGAGCGCTCGTATGTATAACTTACCAGAGGGCTCTGCTCAGGGCCGTATGCCCGGTGCTGGTAGTGTCCAACCTACCTTCAAGGCCATAGACGTGCCAGTTTCTGTGTGTATAGGCTGCGTCAACTATACCCCTAGGTGCCCATTTGATCTTAACGGTCCTGCCGGGCATTGTGATGAAGTGTGCCCCGGCCCTAAGAAAATCCTTGTCAGGGCCTAGCCCTTTGCCCTCGTAACTGAGGGCTTAGGGGTACATCCTGTACCGGCTACGGCCTACCGCTGTAGTCAATCTCTTTAATCTAGGAATCATATGACCGACAAGAAAGTTTTGACCAAAGAAGAACGCATCGCTAACATCACCGCTCAGATCGAGCGCTTGTTGGCTAAGAAAGATGACATCATCAACGACCGCGTTACTGCTAAGGTCAAGAAGGTTGTGCCCCTGCCTGAGATTGGTGACGTTGTCGCCTTCACGTATGGCCGCACTACCCCGACGAGTACAGCCCGCGAGTTGGTCGGTACAGTCATCGGCGTTAAGGCCAAGGTTGAGCCGGGCGAAGACGGTAAGGGCGGAACACCTGCTCTGGTCCGTGTGACCGTAGGCTCTGGCTTCGACATCGAAGTGCTGACGATCTACCCTGCGCAGATCAAGCCTGAGACTGAGGCCCCTGCCTTGGACGATGCTGCTGAGTAATTAGCAGCAGGTCTACCAAGTACGCGGCTCGACGCGGAATAGGCGGGTTGGCGCTCACAAAACCTAGGCAAAGGTCCCGATATGGGCGTCATGCTAACACAGAGGTTAGCGGTTAGACCCTTGGCCCTGCTAACGCGGGGCCTTGGGCCTACCTGTTGTAGGTTTACTATAGGAGTTAACATGACACTAATGTTTAAGAAAGCCACGCTGCTGGATTTTAAGGCGGTCGTGCGCAAGGTAGTTAACCACAAGGGCGAATTGCCGAAACTTGTGGAGGGGCTGTGCAACTTCTTCGATGCTCGGCTGGGCTACCAAGGTGGGCCGGGAGCATACAACGTGATGGACCATATGGACCGTGATTTGTACTACAGCCATCTAGGTCCGTTCGGTGAGTGGACCGAGCATCGCCTCAATGTCTTGGCCTTTATCGACAACCTCACCAACAAGGAATGGTTAGCTATGTTTGAAGGGCAGATCAAGGATGAAACCACTAAGCCCACAGAACCTACGCCTAGCCAAGAACCTACAGCCGGGACACAAGACCCGAGTTGACCACGACTGCGGGAGCGGTAAGACTGCACTCCTTAGCCACACAGGCAAGGGCTATAGTCTACACTGCTTCCGATGCGGTGAGCCGGGCTGGTCACCAGCCGAGCCGGAACCCTTAAGCGTAAGACTCGAAAGGCTGAGCAAAGCTCAAGCCATTGACAACGTGGTCTGCCAAGATGCCACGTTACCAGAGCCGCAGGTTCGTGCTTGGGGTGACTGGCCTGGCGAGGCCCGGCTGTGGTTCCTGAAAGCCGGGCTTTCCAGCCACGATGCGGGTCAACTGGGGGCCTACTATCACCCACCTACCCAGCGCGTCGTGTTGCCCGTATACGGCCCCTCCAAACGCCTTTTGTACTGGCAGGCGAGGGCGCTGGACAAGCGTCTCCCAAAGTATCTCGGTTCGCCAGTCGGGAAGCAGGGGTGTGTGCCTACGTGGGGTAAGGCTGATGCCGTGACCCTCACCGAGGATATACTTAGCGCCTACAAGGTGGGCACAGTAGCTGAGGGCTGGTGCCTGCTAGGTACTAGCATGACTAAGACGTGCCTCGGTAAGCTGCTAGAGCGTGGCGCACCTGTCAACGTATGGCTTGACCCTTACGGTATAGATAAGGCTGGCACGGTAGCAGCTAACAAGGTCAGTAAGCAACTCAAGGCTGTTGGCTTAGAGGTGCGCATCATTAAGTCCTTAACGGACCCTAAGTTAGTTCATCGTTCACAAATCAAGGAGTTGTTATGCAAGCAAGGTCACTAGACCCAGTTACCAGCAAGGGTAAGCGCAAGGTCAACAAGTATGAGCAGGCTGTGCTGTTTGCTCTAGCAGGTGCCCCGAGTACGGGCAAGGAAATAGCCGAGTGCTCAGGGCACCCCCTCAACTGCATCACCCCACGCTTCGCACCGCTGCGCCGTAAGGGGTTGATTAAGGCTGCGATTATGGTGTATGAAGGAAGCACCATTACCCACAAGCGCGACAAGCAGATCGTGTGGGTGCTGGCGTGATGTTACAGTTCACCGTGTGGCAAAGGCGCGGCGGTGAGCGCGATCTTATGGTTACCCACACCGACAAGTGGGATTACTTTTACGGCTTCTCTCGGTTTATCAAAACTCTAAAGGACTAACATCATGTTCAACAAATCCCTGTTCACTTCCCTTATTGCTAGCCTCGTTGGCCTTGGTGCTAGCCTGTCGTTGGACGGTGCTACTAAGCACTACTTCAAGACACCAAAGAAACCCTCTAAGCAATTGCCCTCTATGGTCATCGACTATGCCGACATGGCTGAGTGGAATCGCAAGGTAGCTGCCGGTAAGATCAGCCGCAAGGGGCACCGTCATGCCTAAGCCACACATCTGGCGCGGTTCGCATGGCCGTTGGCTGTGCACTCTCCTAGGCGCACTTTGTGGGCGAGCTGGCGGGGGCGGCACGCCCTTAGAAGCATACAACAATTGGAAGGAGCAGGTTTGTCCCTCGACATAACAGCGCTGCGGCTACTCAAGTACCGTGAGCGATACGAAAGGCTGGGCCGTGCTGTCCCTAAGGCGGCGCTTGCCCCACTCACTGCCACCTTGCTGGAGGACTTCGGCAAGTTCTTTAAGGAGTTCCCCGATGCTAACCGCATTGAGCAAGGCCCGTTCCTCATGTGGTTCAAGGGCTTCCGTCACCCCAATCTACAAGAGGCTGAGCTTACTGTTTACTCGGCCATCATCGGCAAGTCTATGGAAGATGTCGATGCTAGCATTGAGTCTGGCCTTATGGCTAGGCTTGTTGCCGCTGATACAGCAGCTAAAGTTACCTCATTGCTTGAGCGATGGAACGCTGGTGACGAGGTTGACTTGTATGCTACCCTCCGTGGGCACGTCGAGTCCTACGAACAACAGGTAGATCGCAAGGTCAACAACCCTCAGGTGCTTGATCCTATCGAGGACTTGCTCAAGGCCGAGGAGAACGACATCGGTATCCATTGGCCGTTGCCTTGCCTTAACCGGCACATCAAGCCAATGCAATCGGGTGACTCTATCGTGGTAGCTATGCGTCCCGACGCAGGCAAGACTACATTTTGTACTCAAGTGGCTACCCACGCTGCCCCTCAGATAGACCAACTGTTCCCAGGTGAGGAACGTTCTATCCTCTGGTTCAACAACGAGGGGCCGGGCCGTAAGATTGTGATGCGTGCATTCCAGTCAGCGCTTAACGGTACCGTCGAGGACTTGGTCAAGTGGAGCAACGAGCCAGCCAGTGCAGCCGGTGCTAAGTACAAGACCTTGGTGCGCGAGAAGTATGCCAATGCACTGGGCGGTAGGCCCGGAGTGCTGCGCATCTTCGACATCCACGGTATGTGGAACCACGAGGTAGAGGACTTGATGCGTAAGTACAAGCCTGCTCTGGTCATCTTCGACATGATCGACAACATCAAGTTCGGTGAGGCTATGAGTAACAACGGCTCACGCACTGACCAGATACTTGAGGCCATGTACCAGTGGGCACGGATGATGGGCGTTAAGCATGACTGCGCCACCATCGCAACCAGCCAGCTAAGCGCCGACGCTGACGGTGTATCATTCCCCACCCTGCCGCAGCTTAAGGATAGCAAGACAGGCAAGCAGGGTGCGTGTGATGTCATCATCACTATCGGTAAACTCAATGACCCAGTGCTAGAGAATAGCCGCTACATTGGCACGACCAAGAACAAGAAGGTTAAGACCGGTCAACGGTCTAGCCCAATGCAGGAGGTTGTGTTTGATGGGGCTCGTGGTCGATACGTGGAGATAACGCAATGACAGCCATGCGCACGTGGGACATTGAGACAACTACCACCACCAGCTTCAAGCGCAAGGCTAACCCATTCGACGCAGCTAACTGGTGCGTGACGCACGGCTACCGCGACCAGCAAGGTAAGATCGTAGAACACCGCTTCGGCAGCAGCCGCCCGCCTAAGGGCTGGTTCTTGCAGGTGCTTGAGGGTACTAAGATGCTGGTCGGGTTCAACATTAAGTTCGACCTGTTACATGCGTTGCAAGACCCTGATAACCTTGAGGGTTGGATGCGGTACATCGCAGATGGTGGCCTAGTTTGGGACTGTCAGATCGCTGAGTACCTGCTCAACGGTATGGGGCAGAAGGATCAGATGCTTAGCCTCGACGAGGTAGCCCCGCGCTACGGCGGCGGCGTTAAGGTGGACGAGGTCAAGGCATTGTGGGCAGCAGGTGTACAGACTCAGGACATCGAGCCTGAGTTGCTTAGCCGTTACCTATGCGGCGGGCCTGACGAGAACGGCACGTTCCAGCCCGGTGACGTAGAGAACACCGAGAAGATTGCTATTGCACAGATAGCCCGTGCCCGTGCCTGCGGTCAACTCAATAGCATCCTGCTCAACATGGGTGCGCTTGTGTTTACCGTCGAGGCTGAGCGTAACGGTATGTTTGTTGACAAGCAGCAAGGCATGGACCAAGCTAGGCTACTCGACATCGAAGTCGATAAGCTCACGGCGCACCTTGCCACCTACCTACCCGATGACCTGCCCTTTGACTTCAACTGGAACAGCATCTACCACAAGTCGGCGCTGATCTTTGGAGGCACGGTCAACTATGACCGCAAGGAGTGGGACTTAGCTGGCGGCGGTGTGACATGGGATGAGCCGGGAGCTAACTTCGACTACGAACGCTTCGCCTACTCCCAGAAGGATGAGCAGCACTGGGTACTGAACGACGGTAACGCCACAGCAGTCAACCCCTTCGACGCACCAGACATGGCCTGCTATGCTACCTTCAAGGGTGGCAAGAATGCTGGTGAGTTCAAGACCAAGAAGGTTAAGGTCGATGACTATACCAAGCCTAAAGGCCGCATGACCACAGCGCAGTTCAAGTTAGCTGGGTACACTACCCCCGAGCCTGAGTGGAAGGGCGCTATACCCGGGGTCTACAGCACATCGTCCGAAGTTATCGAGGAGCTAGGCACAAGGGACATCGCGTTCCTTAAGGACTACGCTAGCCTGATGAAACTATCCAAAGACTTGGGCACGTACTACATCAAGACGCACCCCGAGACTGGTGTAGCTACAGGCATGCTGACCTTGGTCGATGCACTGGGCATCATCCACCACAAGCTGAATATGTGCAGCACGGTGACGGCACGGCTTAGCAGCAGTGACCCTAACTTGCAGAACATACCTAAGGGTAACAACTCCGACATCAAGTTGGTGTTCAAGTCCCGCTTTGGTAAGTGGATCACGGATGACTATGGCGACATGGTCTATGTGCCTGATGGTAAGATCATTCAGTCAGACTTCTCAAGTCTTGAGGTGTACGTTCAGGCTATCCTGACCAAGTGCCAGCAGCTTATTGCTGACCTGCGTGCCGGGCTCGACATGCACTGTGTTAAGTTAGCAGCTAAAGAAGGGATGTCGTATGACGATGTGTATGCTCTATGCAAGGGTGACAAGTATGACAAGGCATGGGATTACAAACGAACCAAGGCCAAGGAGTACAGCTTCCAGTCTGCCTTTGGTGCAGGGGATAAAGCTATTGCCAAGAAAACTGGCATGGTTATTGAAGACGTTGAGCGCCTGCGTGCAGCAGATGAGGCGCGATACCCCGAGATACCCCAGTACTATGCCGACATCACTGCGACCATCAAGGCAGGGCGTAAGGTCACCCGCACTATACCCCATCCAGAGTTCCCGGGAGTCATGTGCAACATTGGCACAAGCTACTTCCGTACCCCGGACGGTAAGCTCTACAGCTACATCGAGTCACCCGCCCCCGGCTACCTTGTCAAGCGAGGCACTACAGCTAGCTTCTCCCCTACGGAAATCCGTAACTATGTGGTCCAAGGAACAGGCGGCGAGTGGGCCAAAGCGGCAATGGCCCTTTCCGTCAGGGCCTTCTACGCTCGGCGTAACTTCGGAGGAAAAGGCTTACTTGTTAACCAAGTGCATGATGCCGTATACTCAGACGCCTGCAACTCAGTAGCCTTTGAGGTTGCGGCTTTGCTCCATGCCTGCATGGAAGGGGCTAGCGATTACATGGCGTTCATGTTTAAGTGGGACATTCCCTTGCCTGTACCTAGCGACACTAGCTGGGGCTTGAGCATGATGGACGAGGACAAGATACCCGGCCTCAAGGAACGAGCAGCAGTGCTGCGAACAAAACTCAGGAATGAGTACATGGGTGGCTTCACCCCAATCTCTTATCAATAGGAACTACATGATCGACTTCAAAGCGTTAGGTGCCCGGGCTGCGGCTGAGGGCAAGGACATGACACAGGCACAGGCCGGTGGCGGTGACTACACCCCACCACCCGAAGGCCCTTGCCGTGTTCGCTTCATTGGCTACATTGAACTGGGCAAGCAGAAGCAAAAGGTAAAGGGCATCGAGCAGATCAAGGACATGGTGCAGCTTGTGTTTGAAGTGCATGGTAAGGCGTACCCTGCACACGTTGCCGATGACGGGACCAAGACTCCGGTGCGTATAAGCATCGAGACTAACCTGAGTCTCAATGAGAAGGCGCACTTCTACAAACTGTTCCAGCGTATGAACCACACGCAACAAGCCAAGCACATGGCCGAGTTGCTGGGCAATGGCTACAAGGCGCAGATCGTACACGACAAGTGGACAGGGCAAGACGGTAAGGAACGCATCACAGCTACGCTCAAGGCGGCTGACGGCTACACCATCCAGCCTGCACGGGTTGAGGATGACGAGGTCGAGGGCGGCTGGCGTGCGCTTGAGGTGCCTCCTGCTATCAGCAGCATCCGTTGCTTCTTGTGGGACTACGCCGACCTCGACCAGTGGGGTAGCCTGTTCATCGACGGTGAGTTCCCCGAGCGTAAGAACGACAAGGGTGAAGTGATCGCCAAGGCCAAGAGCAAGAACGTCTTTCAAGATCGTATCAAGCGGGCCGTTAACTTCGGTAGCTCTCCGATGTACGCCCTGCTCACAGCAGGCGGCGCTAAGCTGGACATCCCTGATGCGGAGGATGGCGAGGGCGCACTGGGAAAGCCGGAGCAGTCAGCTTCCCCGACATCCCCTTCTGAGCAGGTAGCTAAGCTGGCCGCAGGCGGGGCTGATGCACTGTCGGGTATTTGCTGATGTTCGCTGATGCAATCAGTAAGGCCGTCGCTACTGCCCCGCAGGGCATGGGCGATGCGCCTATACTATCGAATCGAATCTTACGAGTAGACGGCGATGGTCTTGCGTACTACTGTGCAGGTAAGGACGGGTCTGATCCCACCGATGCCAAGCGTGCAGTGCTGGATAAAATCCGGTCAGCACGCCGAGCATGCGGCGCTGAGAAAGTCATTGTTCTTTTAACAGCAACGGGCAGCACCAAGGGTGGCCGGTACGCTGTGGCTACAGTCAAGCCCTACCAAGGGCAGCGGGTGTCAAGCCGACGCCCCGAGAACTGGCGCTTCCTGCGTGAGTTCCTTGAGGGTTACGATGGTACAGAGTTTGTAGTACAGACAAGCCTCGACCAAGAGGCCGATGACCTGTTCGCTCAGGCCAGCCATGCTGACCCGCTAGCCCATGAGAACTGTGTGATCTATACACAGGACAAGGACATGCGTATGATCCCCGGCATCCACCTTAACTGGGTGGATCACAGCATGGTGATTGTACCGCAGGGTACGTGGGCTATCGTGCATAACGACAAGGTCTATGGGCGCAAGTGGTTCTGGTTACAGATGCTGCACGGCGACACAGCCGACAACATCCCGGGCCTGTTCCGCATGGTGGTCAATGGCAAAGAGGTCAAGGTCGGTGAGGTTACGGCTAATAAGATTCTTGCTGTATGCAAGGACGAGGCCGATGCTCGGTCCCTCGTACTGGAGGCATACTCCACGTACTACAAGGAGCTAGGCGAAGTACACCTTGCCGAACAAGCTCAGCTACTGTGGATGCAGCGCAAGCCTAACAGCTTAGATGTATTCTCAGAAGGTGCCCCTCTGTGCTGGGCTAGTGCTGAGACAGTGGACATCATAGACGCACGCATTCAAGCTGCTAAGGAACTCAATGACCTTGCCAATCAGACTCAAGACAACGCAAGTATCGACGGCTCGGGCGCAACTAGCGAGTAAGCAGGGACAACGCTGCGCTGTGTGTAACATGGTGATGGCCCCCGGCACGGAAGTGCTGGACCATGACCACAGCACCAGCGCGGTGAGAGCTACCCTGCACCGTGGATGTAACGCTTTGCTTGGTAAGATCGAAAACAATTACAAGCGTTATGGTGTGGCTAACCTAGCTGCGTTCACCAACGGCGTGGCTGCATACTTGCAACTACACCAAATGAATCAGACGGGCTGGCTGCATCCAACACATAAGGACGAGGACGAAAAGCGTCTTCTCCGCAACACCCGGGCCAGAAAGGCAAGGGCTACCAAGAAAGCAACAGCATGATTACAGGCCCCAAAGTTGGCGTGTTAGACATTGAGACAGCGCCTATCATCGGCAACGTATGGGGCCTGTACGATCAGAACGTTGGCATCAATCAGATCGAGAAGGAGTGGGCTATCCTTAGCTTCGCCTTCGTTGATCTGGATGGGCGTAAGCGTGACGTAGTCTATATGGACAACGCCGACAACGACGATCCCCGAGATGACTTCGTGCTGTGCTATGCACTGTGGCTTATCCTTGACGAGTACGACTTCATCATAGCGCAGAACGGTAAGCGCTTTGACTTGAAGAAGATCAGGGCTAGGCTTATCGAACTAGGGTTCCCTCCGCATAGCCCTGTCCAAGTGATCGACACAATGCTGATGGCCCGGCAAGTAGCAGCCTTCACCAGCAACAAGCTGGAGTGGTTGTCCGTTCACCTAACCGATGTGCCTAAGAGTAAGCACAAGAAGTTCCCCGGCTTTGAGCTATGGGCTGAGTGCTTGAAGGGTAACCGCTCAGCGTGGAAGGAAATGAAACGGTACAACATACCAGACATCCTATCATGCCGTGCGCTGTACCTTAAGCTACGGCCTTGGGTAACAGACCACCCTAACTTCAATGTGTACCATGATGAAACTGACCTTGCCTGCCCGCGTTGCTCTAGCTCTGATTTGCATGAGCGCGGTTATAGCTACACTTCTGTGGGCAAGTATCGTCGCTATGTGTGCGGCTCTTGTGGTGGCTGGACTCGTAGCCGTTTCACACTGAACACAACAGCCAAACGCAAGACGCTATTAAAATGATCCGAGTAGACGACACCGTAAAACGTGTGGTCGCTACCTCCACCAGCCTGTTACCTAAGGGTACGGTTGGTGAGGTGGCTGCGGTCACTAACACTAATCTTATCCTCGTAGCATACAGGCATCTGTTGTTACCTCTTGAGGATTTTGTCAAAGTTAATAAGGAGAACTGATGTCTACCACCTCTGATCGTAACCACAAATGGGCGCCAAGCGGCGGCATCGCCATAGAGACTGATCCTAATGGCCTGTCCCTCAACGAGCCGGGGGCTAAGGCTGACTCTGGCAAGCTACGACCCACACTCATACTCAGAGATATGGCTAACGCCATCCTCGCAGTCACAAAGATCGCAACGGATGGCGCGATTAAATACACACCCGGCGGCTGGATCGTCGTACCTCAGGCGCAGGGGCGTTATGAGGATGCGCATCTACGGCACATGCTCAAGCGCTTTGCCGGTGAGCAGGTGGACTCAGATAGCCATAGCCTTCACCTCGCTCATGAAGCGTGGAATGCGCTGGCTAAGTTAGAACTCCATATCAGGAACACCAAAGCATGAGCGCAGCTACAGCACTTGTGATAGCTCTAGCTATCTACACCCCCGGCACAGTACGCTGTAGCCAAGAGCATGAGGACTTTGTGTACGAGGCAGTCGAGTCTACGGGCTTTGACGAGGGCCAGAAGGCTGAGCTTTACGCACGCATTGCCGAAGTGCTTACCCCATCAACCCCACTGCGTGAAGCTGAGCACGCCATCGAGCAGGCTATCATTAAGGTGCAGTACCGTGGCTGATTACATCGTTCACAAAGCTATTGAGCTAGACTCCCTAAGCAAGAAGCTACAGGCTGATGTTGAAAACCACACCTATATCCTCAGCCCTAAGTACGACGGGTGCCATGCTGTGTTCTTATTCCACGATGGGCGCTTCCTTGCTGCACGTACTAGGACCAACGAGACTATTCATAGCATGGGCCACATTGGTCGTAGTCTACTTGACCATTACCCGTGGCTGCGCACCGACAAGTACACCGCCATCATGGGCGAGGCATGGATACCGGGAGTAGAGTTTAGCGAAATTAGCGGCATCTTCCGCCGCCATGCACCGCAGCCCCAGCTTGGCTTTGTACCGTTCGATACAGTGTGTTGGCGTTACGATCAGGCCGAAGACGGTAGGCCGGTATTGGGTGAGTTGGCATTAGGCGGGTCTGTGCTTAAAGAAGATCGTACTTACGACGAGCGCTTGGGCCGGTTACACTTTCGGGAGTTCGCCCCGAGCTTAGTCTATAGCACACAGTGCCGCATACTTGAGCAGGGTGATGCTGTCCTTACTACAGCCACCGAGCAGGCCAAGCACTACAAGGCACAAGGGGGATACGATGGCTGTATCCTAGCCCGTGCCGATGGGCACTACCAAGTGGGTGCAGGTAAGGGCGGTGAGTTCATTAAGATCAAGCCCCTGATTAGCTACAGCCTCAAGTGCATTGGGTACGAGGTAGGCAAGGGCGGGAGGACTGGCAAGAACACACTATCCTTAGGTGTGGACTTCAACGGTAAGACGCAGATGGTCAGCACCGGGCTGACGCAAGAGCAGATCGACAACCCACTACAGTTCAAGCACGTCATCATTGAGGTCGAGGCTATGGGCCTGACGGTCAACGGCTTGCTACGAGAGCCCCGCTTCAAGGGGATTAGAACAGACGTACTATAAGGAACAAGATGCAAGAGTTGCTAACGCAAGAACAGATTGAAGATCGCATGTACCTTGGCGGTATCGCTAGGGCAGAGGCGGGTATGGCTAACGCCGAGGCCCGTGGTGCAGCATTCCAAAACCCCTACGCTAAGGAGATTTTCCGTGACTACGTTATGCCTCTTGCTCAAGCCATCGCAGCCGACTCAGTCGCCACCACCGCAGGCGCACGGATGGCACATACTAGGCTCCTCCTTGGGTGCGACCCCGAGGCCGTTGCCTTCCTTGCTATACGGCATACGCTTGGCATCCTACTCGGCCCGTCACCCGAAGGACACCACACACTAGCCTACGGTATTGGGCGCACCATTAGCCGTGAGCTTGTGCTTAGTCAGTTTGAAATGCAGAACCCTGAGCTATACCATACGCTCTCGCGTGACTTCTCCCGCCGTATGTCTAAGGACGAGACACACCGCATGACTGTGTTCAAGATGCAGGCTGCTCAGAACGGGATCAAGTTTACCGAGTGGCCTGTCGGTGCTTACAACCAAGTGGGCCTGTACCTGCTGGGGCTAATGGAGCAGGCGAGCTTGCTGGAAGTGGACAAGACTGAGATACGTGTAGGCTACAAGCGCAAGCAGCGGCCAGTCACTATCAACGCTGAGGTGCTAGAGCGTGTCGATCAGATCAAGGCTTACGTGTCCATCACCTCCCCGGTGTACGGCCCATGCGTAGCGCCGCCTAACGACTGGGGCTTCGGTATACGTGGCGGCTTCCATACCCCACGTATGAGTATCCGTAACGGCATGGTACATGCCACTGCCGCTAGCCGCGACCTAGTCCGTGATACCGACATGCCTACCGTGTACGCCGCTATCAACGGCTTGCAGCGCACGGCATGGAAGATCAACACCAAGGTGCTCGACGCTATCTACGCGGTGTCCAAGGCATTCCACACCAAGGAGATTGTTAGCCTAGCCGATAGCCCTAAGCCCGCAGTGCCCGAGTGGCTTACTAAGGGTAAGGATAAGGCCACCTTCACCGAGCAACAGATGGCCGAGTTCCTTAACTGGAAGCGTGCCGTTACTGACTGGCACACAGAGCGCAAGATCATAGGCTCCAAATACGGTAGGTTCTATAGTGCTACCCGTAGCGCTGAGTTCTTCCGGCATTACCCTGCGATCTACTTCGTGTACTTTGCTGATAGCCGTGGCCGCCTGTACCCCATGACTACCGGCATTAGCCCACAAGGCAGCGACCTAGGTAAGAGCCTGTTGCACTTTGCCGAGGGCTACCCAGTGACCACCCCTGAGCAGGTGCTGTGGTTCAAGGTACAGGGCGCTAACAAGTGGGGCTTTGATAAGGCTACCCTTGAGGACCGCGCCGCATGGGTAGACGAACGCAGCGACCTGATCCTCCAGTTTGCCGAAGACCCTGTCAACCACGTTGGCTGGACTGAGGCAGGTGATCCGCTACAGTTCCTAGCATGGTGCTTTGAGTACCGTGACTGGTACTACGATGACGGTACGTTCAAGAGCCACCTACCCATTAGCATGGACGGTAGCTGTAACGGGCTGCAAAACCTTAGCGCCATGTTCCGTGACAGTGTCGGCGGCAAGGCCACCAACCTGACCAACAACGCGGTGATGGAGGACATATACGCTAACGTAGCCAAGGCTGCTGAGAAGCGCCTACGTGCTATGGTGTTCACCGAGGAACCGCAGCAGAAGGCTCAGGCTATGTGGCTAGCGCACGGTATCAACCGCAAGGCCGTCAAGCGGGCAGTGATGACCACGCCCTATGGCGTTACCTTGCGTACCGCTACTGAGTACATCATTGATGACTACCTCCGGGAAGGGCTCGGGCCTACGTTCGACAAGACAGAGTACCGTGTAGCTGCCGCTGTGCTGATGAAGGCTGTATGGCCCGCCATCGGTGACGTTGTGGTTAAGGGTCGCGAGGCTATGGACTGGCTCAAGAAGTCTAGCCGGGTTATCGTCAAGGCCCTGCCCAAGAGTAAGGAGCCTGTCATAACGTGGCGCACACCCTCAGGGTTCCCTGCTAGTCAGGCATACTTTGAGCACAACGTCCACCAGATCAGCACCCACCTGCACGGGCTATCCCGTATCAAGGTACTGAGCGAGACTGACAAGCCTGATGCTAATGCCCATGCTAGTGGCCTAGCCCCTAACTTCGTACACAGCATGGACGCGGCCCACTTGCACCTGACCACCGCTGATGCTAGCCGAGCCGGTATCTCCGCCTTAGCTATGATCCACGATGACTACGGTTGCCATGCAGCGTTTGCCCCGCAGCTTTACGACATTATCCGTAAGCAGTTCGTGGCTATGTACCTAGGCTTCGATGCTATCGCGGCGCTGTGTGAGGACTATCCAGAGCTTAGCGCCCCGCCCAGCAAGGGTGATCTGGACATCATGGAAGTGTTGGAGTCCCAGTACTTCTTCTCTTAATCAACTGCACCTATACTATCGCATGAATAAAAATGATAGCGCCTTACCTCAGCGCGAGATAGTGCGGCTAACCGCCCCTGTCTACGCAGACCTTGAGAAGAAGTGTACCCCTCCCCGGGTCACTGATACAACCACCGCACACCATGCGGGGTACATGCTGGGAATCCAGTTTGTGCTTAAGCTACTGCGGGAGGGCTATGTCGTACAGACTAGCTAACCTTCAGGACACCCAAGCGGTGGAGGATGCCTTCGTCGCCTTGGCGCTGGCATCCCCTGCCTATGGGTACTCCAGAACACCCTCATGGCGTAAAGGTATGGCCCTCTTCCAGAAGATGCTGGAGGGCCGCAATGCCTACATCGTAGACGAGTGCTACTTGCTGCTCGTCGCTGAGGGCGTTGCGTGGCATAGCTACGATACCTGCCTAGAAGAAGTGCTTGTCCTCAAGCTCAACGAGGGCCGGGGTATGCTACGAGTAGGCGCTGCTCTTGAGGCTATCGCCAGAGAGCGTGGCGTTAACTGTATACTAGCTAGCGATTCATCAATCAACTTCCGCATGGGGACTGTCTATAAAAGGGCAGGCTTCAAGCCTATCACTATTACCTACTACAAGGAACTCTCATGGGACAATGGATCGCAAAGCTGACAGGGGACGACAAGACCCAAGACGCACAGAACCGTGCTGCCGAGAATCAAGCCGCTGCTACTAAGATCGCTGCTGAGAAAACGGCCAAGGCTACCCAAGAAGCTGCGGCTCAGGCTACCCGTCAGATGGAGCTAGCCGCCACCCGTAACCGCGCCGAAATGGCAGCGGCTGAGCAGGCTAACAAGCCCGTTGAGAACGCTGACGTATTGCTCGATGCCCCCGCTGCCAATAGCGTTAGCACAGCCCGCAAGCGTAAGAGCCAGTTTGGTACAGGCTATAGCGCCGGGGTGAGTATCTAGCATGGCCCGCTATGACACAGCGGCAGACTTCTGGACTAGGGCCGGGGCTATTGCCGACAACATCATAGACCGGGTTGAGCGCTACGCCGCCCTGACTATCCCTAAGGTGTGTCTGCCTGACGGGCTTGACGAGTCCACCGTAGACCAGTCGCACGACTACCAGAGCATTGGCGCACAGGCCGTGAACCATGTGGTCAACAAGCTGATGCTAGCCCTATTCGCACCAAGCCGCCCGTTCATTAAGTTGATGGCCGGTAAGGACACCAAGGCCGCAGCGG